ATGGGCGCTCGCATCGAGCCAATGTTGGTTGCAATCACAACTGCTGGAGTCAAAACTGACAACAGTGGCAAAGATTCAATCTGTTTCAGCCTTTACGAGTACGGAAAGCGCATCGCACTTGGCGAAGTTGATGATCCATCATTCTTCTTTGCATGGTGGGAAGCCAACAATGACAATGACTATCGCGATCAACTTTCATGGAAAGAAGCCAATCCCGGCTTTGGTGACATTGTTGCCGCCGATGACTTCTCTTCTGCAATTCTGAGAACGCCAGAAGCAGAGTTCAAGACCAAGCGACTCAATATCTGGTCATCGACTTCTGACACTTGGCTTCCTCACGGAGCATGGGATGCGCTCTCTGATGATCGAGAGATCTCAGATGGCGTTGATGTTGTTCTCGGCTTCGATGGATCATTCAATGGTGACTGCACCGCAATTGTGGCAGTAACAGTTGAAGAAGTTCCTCACATCTTTCCAGTCGCAGTCTGGGAGAAGCCAGATGAGGCGGATGCGAGTTGGCAGGTTCCAGTTCTTGAAGTTGAGGATGCCATCCGCGCTGCCGCAACTCGTTGGCAAGTCTTGGAGATCGCTTGCGATCCCTATCGTTGGGCAAGGACATTCCAAGTCCTCGATGATGAAGGATTGCCGGTGGTCACTTTCCCTCAGACTGCTTCTCGCATGACTCCAGCAACAACTCGATTCTTTGAGGCTTGCGTGAATAAGCAAATCACTCAGAACGGCGATGCCAGACTTGCAAGGCATATCGGCAACGCTCAACTTCGCATCGACAATCGAGGATCAAGACTCGCCAAAGAAGCAAAAGGCTCGAAGCGCCGAATTGACTTGGCAGTTTCCTCGGTGATGGCTCTTGAAAGAGCAAGTTGGTGGCAATCTCAAGGTGGCGCACTGCCACAAATCTTCGACCCATTCTCGATGGAGGCTCCAGATGCGTGATCAGATCACAACCGCAACCGAACTGATCGGTGCAGCAATGGTCTCAGTAGGTCTTGGAATCATTCTCGGAATTGGTGCAGCTCTTATCGCTGGAGGAATCTTCATTATTATCGGTTCAGTATTAGCAGACTTCGGAGGCAATAAGTGAGCATCTTTAGTCGAGGAATACAATCTTTTACAGTAGGTCGCTATCCTCAGTTCAACAACTATGTCTCTCCTCTAAGCCAACTCTATGGTCAGACATCAATGACTTCTGCTGCTGGCGAGCGCATCGATGAATGGACTGCTCTTGGTGTCTCAGCAGTTCTTGGTGCAGTCTCACTTCTTGCCGACTCAGTTGCTTCGATGCCTCTTCGTTGCTTCACCATCACCAAAGATGGTCAGCGCATAATTAGACCACTTCCAGATGTTCTTGCGGATCCAGATCCAGAATCAAACACATACGAATTGCTCCATCAGATCGTGGCTTCAATGGCTTTGCATGGCAACGCTTATGTCAAGATCGATCGAGATCGCTTGGGCAACATGATTGGTCTTGTGCCTTTGCACCCTTACCAGATGCAGGTTCTTCCTACTGGTGACATGACAGGTCGGAGATACCTTCATCTCGGCAATGAGATGAATCGTGAGGATGTTCTTCACCTTCGCTGGTTCACTCCTCCTCAATCGTTAGTTGGAATTAGCCCACTCAATCAAGCTCGCAATCTGATTGGTCTTTCCATCGCTATGGATCGCCACTTGGCGCAGTTCTATGGCGAGGGCGGAACTCCTTCAGGAATCCTTGAGACAGATCAGAAGTTGAATCTTGAACAGGCTCGCGTTATTCAGGCAACATGGGAAGCAACTCATCGCCGACGTCGCAAGCCAGCAGTTCTGTCTGATGGTCTCAAGTTCCGACCAATCACAACTTCTGCTGCTGATGCAGAGATGATCAAGACACGCGAACAGTTGATTCGTGACATCGCTCGCATCTTCCGCATTCCAAGCCATCTCATTCTTGCCTCTGGTGACAATCAGACTTATCAGAATGTCGAACAAGCGTCTCTGAACTTCTTGACTCACACAGTTGCTCCTTGGATTCGCCGCATTGAAATTGCACTCTCAAACATCTTGGATGCAGAAGATGATGTTGCATTCGATACTTCAACACTTCTTCGCACAGATGCGCTCACACGCGCTCGTGTGAACATGGTGAATGTCTCAATGGGCGCTCGCACACCAAATGAAGTTCGCCAGATCGAAGGCTTGGAGCCTTACGAAGGCGGAGACAAGTTCAACCAAGCACTTGCAGGCAATGTGACAGCAGGCGGTCAGAATCCTTCACTCGGCGAAGATGCTGATCCATCAGCTCCGGTCATGGGAGTTCTTGAATAATGGCTGAGACTTTCCGAGTTCCCAAAGGGGTTCAAGATGAAGCGAAAATGGCTTTGGGCTGGATTGCTGATGGTCATGCTGGTTCTGGCTTCACAACAGTGGGCAAGAAGCGAGCGAATGATCTGGCTTCTGGACAATCAGTAAGCGCTGAAACAATCTTGAGAATGTACTCATTCTTCAAGAGACATGAAGTGGACAAGAAGGCAGAAGGATTCAATTCTGGCGAAGATGGTTTCCCATCAGCCGGAAGAGTGGCGTGGTCAGCTTGGGGTGGCGATGCTGGTTTTGCATGGTCAACAAGAATCAGAAATCAAATCTCGAAAAGCGCAAGAGCGCTTTCCTTGATGGCATCCGAGGAGGGTGAAATGGCTGACATGAATGAGGTTCCCGATCTGAATGAGGAACTGACTGAACTTCTCGCAGATGTTGTGAGTTTCTACTTCCGCGCTCATGGCGCTCACTGGAATGTCAAGGGAGCAGACTTCAGCGAGTATCACAAACTCTTCCTCAAAATCTATGAGGATGTCTATGAGTCAATCGATCCAATTGCCGAGAATCTTCGCAAATTAGGTTCGATCGCACCATTCACACTCGGTTCATTTATGGCGCTTCGTTGCCTTGAAGATGCACCAACAATCTTGCAGGATCCAATTGCTCTTGCCAACGATCTTCTCGTTGCCAATGACATGATTCTTGATGAACTCTCAGATGCCTTCGATTGCGCTTCTGCTTACAATCAGCAGGGAGTTGCTAACTTCCTCGCTGGTCGTATCGATCAACATCAGTTCTGGAAGTGGCAATTGACTGCTTCACTTGGTCAGGAAGTCACTCAGCCTTCACCAGATCCAGTTGATGCTCAAGGTGTCGATGAAGATGATCAATATGATCAGGTCGATGATATGTTGTCAGAGCAAGGTCTTGCTCCAATGCCAATCATGCCTCGTTCAGAAGATGTCTCAGAATTGACAGAAGAAGAACGCGCTTCAGCAGCTCGAATTGGTGAAGGTTCATTCGTATCATGGAACACTTCTAATGGTCGCGCCAAGGGCAAGGTCGAGAAGGTTGTTACCAAGGGACAGGCAAAATCTTCTGAAGGTTATGTCTTAGAGACAACTCCAGATCAGCCAGCCTTTGCAATTCGTATCTACAAAGAGCAGGGGAATGGTTGGATTCCAACCGATGTTGTCTCGGTTCATCGCTCAGACATCCTCACGGTTATCACCGCCCTACCTGCCCCTCGTTCGGAGGAAACTGACATGATCGAACAACGCAAGGCAATGGCTGCCGCTGAGCGCATCACAATGACTGCCGAGGTTCGTGCAGTTGCAACCGATGATGGTTCAATGAAAATTGGCGGTTACGCTGCAACCTTCAACTCAGAAGCCACTGGCTTGAACTTCCGCGAAGTCATCGCACCCGGCGCATTCACTCGCGCTCTTGCCTCAGCAGATCCAGTCTTCCTTCTTGTCAATCATGACATGGAAGGAATCCCACTGGCTTCAACTCAGTCAGGAACTCTCAGCCTTCGCCAAGACTCAACTGGTCTTTACATGGAGGCAACCCTCGATCCTGCCAATCCAAAGGCGCAGGAACTTTCCTCAGCAGTTCGCCGAGGAGACATGGACAAGATGAGTTTCGCATTCACAGTCTCTCCAGAAGGACAGACCAAGGATGCGGGTCTTCGCACCCTCACAGACATTGAGCGACTCTATGAAGTCAGCGTTGTCACTCTTCCTGCTTACGACTCAACATCAGTTGGAATGCGTTCAGTAGAAGAAGCAGACCTTGAACTTGCCAAGCGCAAGTTGAGCCTCAAGGTCAAACAGTATTCCTTGACTCGCAAGGTCAAGGCATAACCCTCGGCGCACTCCGCCCCGACTGGTTCAACACCCAATCCAAGAGAGGAGACATACAATGTCTCTAGCATCAAAACTCAAGGAGCAGCGCGATGGTCTTGTTGCCGAGGTTGAAACAACTCTCGCAGCAGAAGATGTCACCGCAGAAGCTCTAGATGCCGCATCATCAAAGCAGGAAGAAATTGCTGCACTTGATGAGCGCATCGCAACTGCCGAAAAGGTAGAAGCTCGCACAGTAGCACTTGCAGAATCTCGCAAGGAATCTGGAGTCAAGACTTTCGGTGGCGCAGTTGTCACTCGCGAAGCAATGACTTATGACCGCGATGGAAAGAACTCTTTCGTTCGCGACATGATCGGCGCTCAACTTCGTAATGATCGCACCTCATGGGAGCGCTT